CTTTAACTTCGGCGCTCTGGCTTGTTGTATTATCCAGACGTTTAGCGAGTTGTAGGCAGGTTATGTGAACGCCGGAATATTCAAAAAGACCAATCGCGCACATTTTGCGCATTATCTCCTCGACGCGCAATGTGTCAATTTTTAGGTGATAACCGAGGATTTCGGCATCATGTTTAAGCTCAAAGGTGATGTTATCCGGGGTCACTCTTGCTGCGATCAGCTCAATACAATACCAGTATAGCGCGTAACCATCAGCACCATATTTCATTAGAATCGTTTGTATTTTGTCGTCTGTGTGGGCGTTTGCGTCATGTTTGAACCATTTCATTTTTTATTATCCTTGCGGCTATTAGTCGGTGATGGTTGCCCAACAATTGGGTCAGGAAACCAACAAAATTATCAATACTGCGTTCATATGCGTGATTTTGCGTTATTGTGCGTGGTTTTGCGTTAGCTGCTTTTAGACCACTGAGCAACCTGCACCTTCTCATCATATCGGTTAACGACATCAATCATTGTGGTGGTGATCGGATAACCGTTTGATCTGAGTTCAGATATTCTAGCCGTTGGGTTCAGTATTCCCAGTTCAGTGAGAGCCTGAATCCTCGTTAGTGATTTCCCCTGCTCTAAATGAGCTTTTATTCTTTTGCGTTGGTTCATAGTCTTCCCCATTGGTTAATTGTTGGTCATCTAAACTGCGGTAATAAATCAAATCCCCTTGACTCGACGTTTTTCTCTAATGAAGGCCGCTTGGAATTGACGGTTCTCATCAGAGGTTAATCTGTCGCCTCGTTTAATCTTCTGCTTTACCAGTGCCACATAAAATGTGTCGTCTGTTGGAATGTTGGCGGGCTTGGCGAGCGGCCTGAAGCCATCACCATCGGGGAAAAGGTCTGTCACCTCAACCCCTAGCGATTCGCATACATCCTGCACAGAACAACCACCAAAGCAGTGGAGCAGGATTCGCCCATCATCAGCCGACTTAATCGACAGAGATGGGGTTTTATCCTCGTGTGCTGGACAACACCCCTTCCAGCGATTGTTGCCTGCTGGGGCCACTTTGTCCAGTTTTGCTACTAGGGTATCAATATCCATCTAAACTGCCTCTAATGCGCTTATATGCGCTCAGGTTACGATATTGGGCGGGCTATCTCGATGTAATCAAATACATCGGGTCTTAGTTGCTCTGCGGTGACCTCTCCTTTCGTTAAGGCTTCAATATGACGACAACGCCCAGCAGGGACAACCCCTGACCGGAGAATTGACGTTATATAAGCCCGTGATGTTCCCATTTCATTAGCCAATGCTGCTTGGCTACCCATGATCTTAACGACCTTCCTTACTAATGCTACTGACATATACACCTCTTAGTTATGATTGGCGTATATTATAATAAAAGGTTTACACAAGTATACAAATAAATTACTATTAACTTTCTAGCCAATCAAGGAGAATCACCATGTATAACTTCGATCTACCCTATAACGACTGCACCCATATCACCGATGCCATCATAGCTAATCTGGTTCATTATCATAATTCTGAGAAGCCACTCTACTTTAGCAAAATCCCAGAAGATGAGGTTGACGGTTACATAGAGGAGTGGTTGGCAACACTTCCTTCTTATCTTGTTGAGGGGTTTTATGCTGAGGCAATGGAAGGTAACGGGTTTATGATAGATCATATATTTGGGCTTTATGGCGGTGAGTCTGGGCAAGAAGCACACGTTGAAACAGAGAAGACGCTGATGCGGAATCATTTCCAAAAGCCGATCAATCATAAGCCTTGCCATAAATCACTAGCCGAGATGATTGAGGAGTCGGTCAACTTGGTTATAGAGCAAGGAATTGAGGCGTGAAGAAATTATGGGGAAAGATATTATGGTGGTGGTATACAAAAAACCCTTTTGAAAAAAAACCATTTTGAGGATATATAGATGAAAGAATCATTTGCCAAAACAGTATGGGACACCCTGCACATGGTAGACGTGAGCAGCAAGGTTGAGAAGAAAGGAAACCTATCTTATCTATCGTGGGCTTGGGCATGGGGAGTGCTAAAAGAATATTACCCTGAATCCAACTATGCCTTTAGGGAGCCGGTAGATAGATTAGACGGATCTTGCGAGATATGGGTGGATTTAACCGTTAGTGAGGGTGAAAGTTCTCTAACCCACTCTATGTGGCTCCCGGTAATGGATAATCGCAACAATGCCATGTTGAACCCTGATGCTCGTAAAATATCCGATACTAGAATGCGATGTTTGACCAAAGCCATTGCCATGTTCGGCTTGGGTCATTATATCTATGCAGGGGAAGATTTGCCGCAGGGTGATCTTGATGAGATTCGTCAAGGCTATAGCAACGAACAAAAAATGCGCTTTCATGCGCTAGTTGCTGAGGGCAATAATCTCGGCCTATGGACTTTCAGGCAAGGGGTGGGTGATGAAATATATGCGGCCCTCCATAACACCTTTGAGGCTGGCGAGAAAGTGGCGAACAAAAAAAGGGTTGCAGCCCTTGAGGTTGGAGCGGCTGAAGAGCTGGCTTGTTTGGCCGCTGACTTCGGGATCTGTATTGATGCGAACGACTCCCACGGCGTGAATGAGTTTGCTGATTATGATCTTTGCATCAAGCAAGCGATTTACGGGCAACTTGACCACACCCAGCAACATAAACTGGCCGAGATGAAAAAGGAGGCTGTCTGATGGCAATCTACCGATGCGTTGCTTGTGATGAGTTTATGGATGATGATTATTTTCCGGGCGAAGATGCGGAGCCGTTCAATATGAACTGGGAGCATGAATTGATTTGCCCCGAATGTGTTGCAGATTTGGAAGATGATGAGGGGTGGGATGGTGTCTGATTTTATGAACATAAAACTCAACAGCCGATATTCTGTTACAGCAGACCGGTATAATTGGATATTGCTTGAATCTATTGCGGGCATGACTAAAGAGGGCAAGCCAAAAAGCACAATCAAAAAACACTATTATCCTCGGCTGGAGTGGTGCTTGAATCGGGCAATCGAGACAGATGCCAAACACGCCATGTCGCTGGTTGAGATAAAGCAGACACTAGAGGCGGGCAGAGCTTATACCAAAGCGTTTGAAAAAGAACTTGGTATCGTGAAAAAAGATTTTTTAATAACTAAAGGTGAATGATTATGAATGTTTGGAATTTTACAGGAAATCTAGGAAAAGATGCAGATGTGCGTTCGATTTCCAGCGGCACTTCTGTTTGCTCATTCTCGGTAGCAGTAACGTCAGGCTATGGTGATAAGGAAAAAACCACATGGGTTCAATGCGGCTTGTTTGGTAAGAGGGCAGAAGGCTCGCTTCCTCAATACTTGGTCAAGGGCCAAAAGGTGGCTATATCGGGTGAGGCGTTCTTAGATGAGTGGGATGGCAAAGATGGGGCCAAGCATTCGGTGATGAAGGTCAATGTGAATTCGCTTGATTTGATTGGCGCTAAGACTGAAGCCCCGCAAGCTCAAAAGCCTGTGGTCAAGTTTGACGATCTGGAAGAAGTACCGTTTTAATCTAACGGCTGTTATGGAGAAAAGCATGGGCGAAAAAGAACTATTAAGTCGGAAGCTGGAGGAGGATAGGCTTTTGTTCCTATCCGCTGGAGGGAAAATCCAGATGATTTCTACCGGCAAAACGGGGTGCATTGATGGCTTATCAAAGGGTCAGAAAAGAGGCATTGTCATCAATCCACATAAAGGGCAAAAGGCGGGGGCATTATGAAACATAAACACGCAGACTTAATGATGGCAGTGGCTGTAGAGGCCCAGACCAGTGAAACGCCTTGGGATATATTGCAGTTTAAGGGCAGAACTCGCGATATTTGGAATGTTTGCGCTGTCCATCCAGTATGGGACAGTAAGGTCATTGAATACCGCCTCAAGCCAACTGGGGGTGAGGTATGAGGCCCCCATATACTCCGAGAGGGCCAAGAGCATATATTAAATCGCAGCTTCTGCTGCCAAGCTATAGAATGTGGCTGCGTTGACTAGGTTGTCCACTTCGGCAGAAATCCAGTTAGCCGATAATGCTTCAAGTCGCAAGTAGACAAAAGCAATATCACCATTCCATTGTGACGAGCCACTCCCGGCATTTCCTACAACAAATGTGTCATTGTTAGACCCCATCGCAGTGATTGTTGAGTCAAGGGCATCAGTTACACCATCCAGATAAAGTTCTTTCTCAGTCGTTCCATCCCATACACCATGCCAGCGGTAATCTGTAGCAGCGACAACAACCGACCCGTCATTCCATGAGTTGGAAACATCCCAGTTAGTCCAAAAATCTGAGCCTGTGTTGTGAAACCCCAAGTTACAGCGACCACTGTTACTTCCTATCGTTTCAAGGTAGCCCAACATCTGCCGGTTTGCGCCGGTCTGATCGTCGAGATGGCCACTAGCCGACATCGTGAAAGTCGTGCTACTACCGACAAGGTTGGTTACTCTGGCCTCAAAGTCTGCGGCCATAGCCAAGCCGCCGCCCCAGCCTTTGGCGTTTGAGACATAGCTGGCAGACCCTGTATTAATAACAAGATCATTGTTTCCTGACCTATCTACCAGATCACCCTTGAGCAGATAGACAAGCTCGTAGTCTTGCCATGTGTCGTTTCGTCCGTTCGCAGCACCAGCCGCAAGCGCCTCAAAGCTACTACTCCCATACTGTATCTTCCAAGAGTTAGAGCTTCCGGTTAAAACCGTGTCTCTTAAAAATAGTGTCCCCGTCTCTGTTCCTGTGTCAATCCACACTAGATCAAAAGGAATGGCGGCATCGCTTGCATTTACAACACGAATATCGCCACCATCGGCCTTTACTTTGGCCCAAAATCCGGCACTCATGCCCGACAGATCAACACCCACAACAAAGGACGTGAGGTCTGACGACACCTTTCCCGAGGCGATGGTGATGGTCTGCTCGTGCGTGTTTGGGTATAAGAGCGGGGGTGGACTATACCGACCCAGTGTTGTACTCATAATCAGACTCATATTACAGCGTCCCTCCAGACTTTAACCATACTATCTTCGCCAGCTTGATGATGATTGCATTTGCACTAGCAAGGTCTGTTGAATTCGTGTTTATGTGAGCTTCAATGCCATCAGGCCCAAGAGCCATAAAGTTCTGCAATAGAGTATCTGCACGAACCCCGTCTTCTACCGCTTTAGCGGCCGCGTCCTCGATAGCTTGCGCCGCTTGCGCGTCTAGCTCTGCCTGAGTGAATTCAGGCTCCGGTGTATTGCCTTCTGCTATCCATTCTTGGACTGATTGCCAGTGACGATTACTGGGAGCATTCGGGACTGATAGTGAGCCATCGACTAGATAGCCCTCTGCTTGTAATTTAACTGTTTGCATATCTATAACTCCGAATCTGCTGTCCAAGCTATTAAATACCTACCCTGCGCGCCAGATGTACCACCTGTTGGGTAATGCCCAAAACTATCAACAAGGGTTGATGTGACAGCGGCCGCCCCTGTAAAGTTGATAAGGGCAGACCCAGTGATTCCGAGAGTTGGGACTGATCTTTTTATAACAGTATATGAGGTAGATTCTGCGCCCGCTGTTGTATTCACTATAGCCCCAGACCTGTACGCGTTACCTTCCTCATAATACCTCTGACACAACTGTAATTCTTCACCAATACTCCGGTGCTCGAAGCCAGTTGCTACGGAGCCTTTTTCTAGCTGGACCTCCGTAATCTCCAAAAGAGTGCCAAGCGTGTTATTGGTAGCAACATTATTTTGATAAATAAACACCCCTACGTTTGCGGCGCTTGCTGTATCGACAGACACCCCGTCAATCGAAATCCGCGTCCATGTAGACGTAACGGCTAAGTCGGCATCAACATTTTCGGCTGTCCAGTTAGCCACTAGAGTCGGGCGTGCTCCTTCTGCGTTCCAAGTGCTTACGACATCACTGGTCACTGTGTCGGCTGTGCCATCCCAAGCAACAACAACCGCGCGAATATCTGACAGTTTCGTGGCATCACTCACCCTTACATCAAAAGACAGAGAAACCGTGTCACCAATAATGCCGCGGAGGTTCCCGTTTTCAATGACCTGAAAGATGCCAAACTTTTTGGAGACTGTTTCAACGTCTAGCCTTATATAGTCGGCATTCCCTGAAACCCCACCCCCGGATTGGCTTGTTACATCGACAACATCATTACCGTCTGACAATAGAACCCACCGGTCCAGAAGGTATGTATCGTCGCTGTTCAGTGGAGAGGTAGTGCTGTCGAACGTCACCCCTCTCTGCTGGACATTAAAGCCGCCATTAAATAGAGCGTTTTTTCTTGCCGCAGTCGCCCCGCCCCCGGCCTGTTCTGCCCAAGCCGTTCCATTGAAGCTAACCCACGCGGCGCTAGTCTTCTCGTAAACAGTAGCCCCAGTTGAAGGCGCTACAAACTCATAAACGTCAGAACCAACATGAATCGCAAACTCTGTTTCATGCGTGGCCCATGTTCCCGTCGCTGTTGCTAGTGGAATATAAACAGCACCCACTGCTGGAGTCGCTGGTGGTGCGGTCAAAGCGTCATCTTCAACTGCCGATGGTAGCCAATTATTGCCAATCAGACCCCACGCGTTCGGGCTTCCTGCTGTCTCTTTTATTATTGTGACTTCTTGCGTTGGGTCTGCCCATAGCGAGACACCGTCAAGCGTGTCCGTCCCCTCTAATCCCACCAACACATTGCCGCCGCCATCATTCCTGACGAGCAAGTGAAACCCGGCATCGAGTGCCTCTGTTGAGGTCTGCGGGACAGTTATTGTGCAGTCTGAAGCAGAATTAAAGATCAATAACCCGCCATTATTTGCGACGACAGCGGTGTGCGTTGTTGCTGTATCTGGAGCAATGATCGAAACCGCAGCGCCACCACCACCAGCACCGCCAGCGATAGAAATAAGTCCATTAGTGGTTCCGTCAGAATAGAGTAGTTGCGCCTCGGCAACAGGGATGGCAACCGTGGTGGAGCCAACTATCACCGATAGAATGTCCGTCCCGTTATTGTGAACCACTATCAGCCGTTTAATAGCCTGAAGCGTTAAGTTTCTGGCAACAGCATTGCCTGAGCTTCTAAACAACACATAACCGCGATATTGTGCTGCGGTCAGTGCGACATTACCCGCAGACAAGTCAACAGAAAGGAAGTCATTAGTGGAGCTTTCTATTGCCTGAAAAGCCGCGTTAGCCGTTAAATATTGGTTGACCTGACCCGTCGCTAGCTCTGTTATACCTAAAATTGGTGTGGTTGCCATTAAACTGTCACCTCTGAAACAAAGCCCCGTCCGACCGTGGCTGATATTTGATAGACCCTAAACGTAAGGGTTGATTGATTGCCACCAAAGTCTGTCGTCTGGTCGGCGCTTGTGTAAGTTACTGCATTCGTTACCGCTGTTAGTGTTCTTACCACTGTCGCCCCGTTCATTATATCAATCTCCCAAGACTCCGAGGCTTCCCCAATTAATCTTTCTACGCCGGTAGTCCACCAACTGGTAGATAGTCTGGAGCGCCTTGTCCATGAGAGGTCCCAATCGGTAGCATTAAGGACGCCGGTTGTGTTGATTGGAGATAATGGCTTAAGGTTTACACCATCATAACTAAAAGCAGTATTTGACACCGCGTCTATATCTTGCGCTGTGGTCAGTCCTCTATAGATACGGTCCACCCCTAGATAGTTAACATCAGCGTTAATAAAGGCTATATCAGCGTCGGATAGAAAAACAAACGTATCGTAATCTTCGTGCAGCCCGGTGGCCCACTCTGTTCCTTTTAGTCCTCTAACTAGCGTGTCTAGCGTGTAAGTGCCGTCAGCGTTTAGTGTAGCATTAACAAACCTACATAATTCCCATCTCCCATCGACACCGTAGGCGAACCAATTTTGCCCCGTCATCATCTGCACCTCGGTAACAGATGAGAGTGTCATTCCGGAGCTATAAAGGTCAACAATCAAAGAGCTATCCCGGTCGATCACGTCCCCAGCGTGTACCGCTAGAGGCGCATCTACCAATCCAGTCACAACAGACGCTCCAAACCCTTGAATGGGCTTCCAAGTCTGTCCGGCATCATTGGACCGAGCAATAACCCCACCCGGCCAAGTGCTGCTAATTCCGCATAGAGCCGCCGGATAGCCATAGCCGTCATCTTGGTCCCTAACCAAAGGGATGTCCAAGAGAGTCATAATAGCGTCCCCAGAGTACGCGATGGTTCCGGTGGGAGCAGTCCCTGTGGCGCCTACCGCGTTTGGAGTATATACGGCGGAATCGTTCGCAACAGCTTCAACCTCTAGCCGCCCGTCGTCAAGGTAGCCAATAGCCGTTAATCTAAGCTCTAGTGTTGCGTATGGCGCAACAATCGTTATCACGTCCGCTGGCTGTAGGTCGTTATAAGTATGTGGCAAGGTAAACGAATAAGAGTCCCTTTCTACCCACTGGGTATACTGGATAATTTCAGCCAATCCCGCCGCCTCGTCTGGCGTAAACACGATTGGAAAATCTAGCTCCATAATATGGACTGTCGCAGAAGATCGGCGGTCTGGCGAGTCTTGTTGATTTATATCGTAATCTCTTGCGTCGTCTAGATGCTTAATAATTACACGCTGCGGCAATTCGCTGTCCATCTCGCGCTGGTGGTCGATAATCACGCCGCCAACACCCCGTCCAACTATTGCGTCGAGGTCGTCATAATCCACCGTTTTTACGGAAGCCTGTCCGCGTGGTACGCACTTAATCTGATAGCCGTCCGGGATTACGTCAAACTGATAGGCATCGGCTAAAGGCTGGAGCGATGACCTAATGGACTGAATGCCAGACGTTCTAAAACCTCGGACCGTATCAGACAAAAGGGAAACATTAATATCCGCTAACTCTATTAACTCAGACCTGACCATCCGCTCGGACACCACATCAGAGAGAGGTTTTGTGCTAGTTGATATGTTGGGTAACTTCCAATGCTCTATAGAGCTGTAGGTCTGGCTAGTAATATGGCCGGTAAATCGGGTTAATATTTGCCCTGATACGGAGAAATCATTCCGCTCTAAGCTAGCGGTAGCCTCTAGATAGCCTATATCAATTTGGCCGGTGGCCGTTTCGTTGGTTGGGTCAAGCCCCCAAAACGTTGTTGGAGCGTTGGTGGGGCTACCCCCAACCCACAAGAGGCCGGTGGAATCGTCAAAATGTGCGCGGTTGACCTGAAGGGTGTAATTAATCCCAGAAAAAAGCGTGGTGGTATCTATGGTTTTAATTAAAACAAAGTCCGTGTCATAAAGGTCTACGGCGCTGTTTCTTACAACATAGGCGGTCCCGCTATTATCTACAGCCATAGCAAGTGGACTAGAAGCCACCGAAGCCTCTTGAAGGCTAAATTGTAATTCTTTATATATTTTATTAGATGTGTTGTTGTAGCCATAAAGAGTGTTGTTTTTATAGACCAATCGGCCCGAGCTGCCGAAAAAAGAGTCTCCTACACCATAATCAGCAAGCCATGGTTTCCAAGTTATAGGGAGTAAATAGGGCTCATCACCATGGCATACCGAGCGGGATGAGATGACGGTTCCACCAAGGAGGCTAACCGTGGGAATTTTCTGCTCCAGCCCAACATTAGTCCAATGATATGCCCTCGTCGCGTCTGTTGTCTCGTTGTGTAAAATAGAGCTTTCTGCGGTTAGATAGTAGGCGTTATGGGACGTTCCAGTATAAATGCCATAGCTCTCTTCTATTTGCTGGTGGCTTATATTAACTGCAACCTCGTCGGTCGCGTTGCTAATAAGCTCCACTTTGACTTGTGCGCCAGCAATAGAGTTCCCATGTCTAGCCAAGGGCCAGTCATACAAAACGATATAAGACATTCCTCTATAGGCTGGACAATTCCCCACCCCTAAGTCTGCCTCCATTCTTGGGTCTGGACTCTGTGAGTCACTCCCAACATAGAGCCTTATTTCTCCATCTGGCCCCGGCGTTGGCGTTGCTTCTAGTGCGCCGTTTAGCGTGTCTATGTTTCCACTGTTATAAAGTGGAGCCAAAGGGAATATCTTGTCCGATTCGATCAACGTCCCGACATCAGTGGCGCCTGTGTCTACTACCAAGTCAGCGCCCACCCATATACGCCGGAGCCCGTCCACTTGGTGGTCGGTTAGCCCTACCGCAAACGTAGCGAAATAAGTATAAGTTGTGGTTTCGCCACCACCTCCGCCGCCCTTACCGCCGGAGTCCTCTTTAGTTACAACCTCTTTTATCTGGCCGTTTTCGACCCAAAAGACATTACCGAGCGCTGAAATGGTTCCGTCAATGTCTGCCAGCCCGACGCCATAAGCCGCCGTTTGTGCAGATAAGTCACTTATTCTAGGCCCTTCTTGATCTGGCCCTGTTACCGGGTCTAGAGCGCCACCAATAGCCATCCCGATAGAAGCCCCACCGGGGCCGCCAAGAATGCCACCAATGACGCCACCAACTACCGACCCAATGCTAATACTGTCAGTCATTTTACAACCCTATAAACGTGAGTTAGGCAGTGCTTCCAAGAATTAAAGCTCTGCTCCACTACCCGCCCGGTGGCGTAATAGGCGTGAATAAGGGAGCTGCCCGTAAAAATGCCAATGTGTTGCGGTTCCTTTTTGATTCTAAACAAAACAACATCTCCAGCCTGTAAGTCTGACTTTCCAACCTTAACCAGATTTGGCTGATTTAATAGAGCCTCTTCTAACAGACCCTCGTATGGTCGTCGCGGATAGCCTTTCACATCATTACAGGCTAAACCCAGCCCATTAAAGACGTGAACCAAGAGCCCAGCGCAATCCAGCGCAAGGCCCGGGACCCTCCCTTGATGCCTAAACGGAGTCCCTATGCAGTCTCTGGCTAATTCTATTGCTTTCTGTTGCATCATTGGCCGTTATTTCCATGCTTGCTGTAGGCCGTGGATGTAACTAGGTCGGCAAACCCGCCATAATTAACAACATTACTATATTTAGTAAGACAGTCGCCGGAGCGCACCCCATTACAACCCGGGACCATATTATAAGTATCTCCAACTTGGATAGCGGAATATGCCGCCATATATTGGGTTATTGTACCACCCGCCGTATGTGTTTTTATCTCTTGAGACCTGAGCCCCGCGTTGTTGCCGGTTAGCCACAAAACTGAGCCATAGTCAAAATACCCAACAGCCTCAGCTCGACCTGAGTCCGCCCAGACTTTACTCGATGTAACGCTTGTCACCGTACCCGAAACTAGAAAGTCGGCTAAAGCTGGCCCGTCTGGAGCTGCTCTTGGCCCTGTACATCTTGACCTCTGGACTGGAAGAGTGTCTCCGTCTATTGTTTCGTCGAACAAGGTCCAAGGACATTTAGGCCCATACGTCCTTCCGACTGACTCGTTAAGTGCGTCTATTAAGTGCATCTTCTCAATAACATAGCGGTCATCTTGGAGTCTGGTTTTACCAAAAAGAAACTTACCTATTGGCTCCTCGTCAACAACTGGAGCGGAGAAGGAGGTCTTAAAAACGTACGCTTTCGCATTATCAAAGATGCCGGAGGTTAGTTGTGTTCTGCTTATTCCTGCCGCGTCGAAAATACCTTGTAAATCTATAACATCGGGAGAGAATGACGTGCTTGCCGCATAGGACGTGGGCTGGTAGCCCAAGTCCGCCCGGTATATGTCGCCATTACTCATGGTGATGGCGTGAGGATAAGCCGCGAGCCGGAGAATGGTTCCGTCTACTGCTTCAATTCTGGCGCACATTACGCTAGTTTCCGGGTCTGCAACTGTGGACTTCATCTATACCGCCTTAAGGGTTTAGTAATTCAACGACGGAAACGGATACGCCTAAAGTCTCAAAATTGGCATAAGTAACGCCGGATAGATCGCTATCAAAACGACAAGGAATGTCAAATTCGCAACCGGCCCTGACTGTTTCTCCGGTCTGTGGGCTGGTATTAGTTACTCCGCCGGATGTGTAAGCCGTGTAAGCCGTGGAGTCTATGTCTAATGTAATAGTGGTAGACGTCCTAGCTGTTACCGTTCCACGCTGTCCATTAATCTCCGTCATTCCCACAACACTGGATATATATACAGTATCATCCACAGCATAGGTATTGGCCCCAACAGTAAGAACCGCAGAAGCCGCCGCAGTTATAGCGGTGATAACGCCAGCATTGTCCGCTGTAAAAGTTATTAGCCCGGTGGTGGTGTCCACTGTCCAGTCGTTAAGGACTTGGATATTTCCATTAGTGGGGTTTGTTATACCGACCAGCGTGGTTGCTGCTACCGGCTTTAGCACCCTGCGGCGTATGGCTGTTGACCCGCCCTCTGTCCCATACCATCGCGTAATCTGATAGACCTCAGAGGAAGAAAGAACCGCAAGCTGGTCAGCGTATGTCGGCGCATCTTTGTAGTTATTGGTCGTAAAGTCTGAAAGGTTTTTCACTCTAAACCCACCAAACATCCCTCCAGATCGAGCCCACAGGCCTAGTATTTCCGAGATAATCCAAGTATCTAGGCGCAGAGAGTAACCAAAATCATGTTCCATTATCATATAAGGATGGCGGAGGCTCCGGTATTCGTTGCCGCCGTTTGTGGTGGTAATCTGCACCGCCGTCGTCTCGCTAAAAGCCGAGCCATAATCTATGGCTATGGCAAGCTGCTCTTCTATAAATGCCATCAATTATACCTCTTAGCGTTGGCGGTCATTTGGTTGAATTTGCGGGCTGCATCTGCCCCCGCTCGTTTAGCCGTATCTCTATCTGTAACGCCCGGGAAGTTAAAGCTAATATTACTTGATGCGCCGCCGGCGGATTGTTGTTTTGTTAAATCTATTATCTTCTCGTCTGGATGGACTACGCTAAGAAAGCCGCCTTTCCCATCTACTCCGCCAGACCGTGGCCCGCTCGGAGTATTGCCGCCGCCGTCAAAACTTAGCAAGCCTTTGATAATAGAGCCACCAATACTGGGACCATCGCCTGAGTCTGCCCCAAAGAGTGTGGACCCTGATTGCTGTAGCTTCAGCGCGGCCAACTGGATGAGTATTTTAGCGATTGAGGCGATAAAGGCTTTTTCCCAGTCCTCTACCCCACCAATGGCGTTAGTAATGCCGGTCATAAGAGAGTCGTCTATCTCGTCGCCAAGCTCCGCTAGTTGCTTCCCGAATTCGTCGTTTTCTTCTTTAACTTGGGCTATCTGGCCCTTAATCTGACCTACGCTTGTAGCGTATTGGTCTACAGATATTTTTCCCTCATCCAAGGCAATGCCCAGCATCAGAATATTCTCTTGTAGGCTGGCAATCTCTTTCTCGGCGTCCGGCATCGCCTCGTCAATAATCTCTTGGACCTTCTCGGCAAACTCGGCTTGAGCTTCTAGAGCGTCCAGCTCTACAGCTAACTGAATAAGGCGCTGCTTTTGTAGGTCGTTAAGCTGGGACAAAGCCCCTAGCTCCACCTCGTAGCGGATTTCCGCCGCCTCTCCAGTCTGACCAAACAGAGCCTTTTGTTTTGTTAGGCTTTCCAAGGTCCGGTCGTTTAGGTCTTGGAGCTTCTTAGCCGCCGCCAACTCATCTTTAGAGGCGCCACCGCCAAGGCTGACCCCTTTTGCATCTGCTCTCAGTGCTGCCAGCCTAGCCTCTCTAGCCTTGCGTTCATCTTCTGTGGCTGCTCTAGCTAAATCGCGCCGAGCTGACTCAACGGCAGAGACCTCTAGAATGGCGTCTCGCTCTTGAATAATAAGGCTAAGGCTATCTAGCCTAACCTCATCCAATCGCTCCATAGACTCACGCCTACGGGCTAGAGCGGCGTCTACCGTGTCGTCGTTAAAAATGGCTGCTACAGCGTCCGCGAAAAAGGTAGCCCGGACTTCACCTCGGGCAAATGTGTCTGCAATTTCGGTCCCTACAATCTGCATTAAGGCCCGGATGTTGACGGGTAATTGCTTAAAGGCTGTAATGATTGTGTCTACAACACCGCCGCCAATATCGCCCAACAGCTCCATTTCGTCGCTGGTATCACCAAGGGATGAAATAGTGGCGTCGATACTGGACCGCCATAAGGACATCGCGTCCAAGATGCCGTCAGTTAAAGCCCCGCTATCTAGGAATTTCGATATGCCTAGAATACTATTAGCAAAGTCACCACTGGCCCCGGTCGCCTCATCCAGCAATCCGACGGTCCGCGTCATACTGTTCCCTAAGACGGTAAAGGACTGCGAAACGGTTGAGCGTATAGTCTCAAATTGGGCGTTAACACTATCAGCCTGTGATTCTAAGGCGTCTATGACGTTTTTAGCTGTCAATGTACCGCTTTCGCCCAATGCCTTTAATTGGCCTATTTCGACCCCTAAGCCCTTGGCTATTGCTTGCGCTAGTGCTGGAGCTTGCTCTAGTACGGAGTTAAGCTCTTGGCCTCGGAGTGTGCCCGCTGCAAAACCTTGACCAAGCTGGATCAGTGCCGCGTTAGCTGCTGTTGCAGACGTACCCGATATAGCCACCGCTTTGGAGATAGTATCGACAACACCGGCCACACGTTCGCCGGATATACCGAGCGCGTCTTGGTTGGTTGCTATTCGTTGGTAAAGTTCTGCTACATTTTCGAGAGGTTGGCGGGCCTTCTGAGCAATCTGGAAAACGCTATCCTGAGCCGCCGCTAGTGATTCCGTGGAGTCTGTTACCAGCCGGAGCCTGTTACCAAGAGAGGTCCAAGCGTCCGCCGCCGCCAGTATTTGCTTGGTCCCAAGAAACACAGCAATGGGCCCAGCGATACGCCGGAAAGCCTGACCTAGTTGGTCTGTGGCCTTCTCTGTCTTGTTGCCTTGTTTCTCTAGCCCTTTTAGGTCTTTTTGGCCCTTTTTTACTTGCCTACTATCAACCCCGAGGACTAAATTAGCGCGCTCTGTCATGGTAACAACCTATTAATCCGCATTAAAACCGTAGCCTCCCAGACTTTTAACTTCCTGCCGGTTAGGGTTTGCCAGTGGGCCATCTCTGTATAAGTTAACGGAGGCTTTATTTCCAAAAACCAAGCCCAGAGGTAATCCATGTCCGCTGGGCAGTCTCCATGGTCAACTAGCTCTTTAGGTTTGCGCCCTGTGTGTTTCCATACTGCCTGTAAGTGCCCCTTTATTGTCACCCCATCCGTGGAGCCTTGCGGAGCCTGTAGGAGGGCGATCTCACCCTCACACCAGCTTAGGAATCTTTGGACGCTTTCCCGAAAAAAAACTTATCTTGAGCCGCCTTTACATCGATTTGGTTAACGAGCTGCTTCGCCTCCCGGAGGAATCCCATAACATTGTCTTTTGTGCATTCTTCGTCAAAGGACCAGCCTCCAACAAGAGAGGCAACAAGAGACAGCTTCCTCTTATCGCTTAAAGCCTGTTTTTCTTCTGCGCTCGATTCCATAGCCTCAGCGAATGTTTCTTGCACCGCTGCTTCTTTGGCTGCTTGGAATTCATCGCACCACACTGACCGGATAATAAGCCAGTCTTTGGTTAATAAGCCTGTAGCTGGGTCCGCGAGGAAGACCTTTCGGCCCTCACTCGCTTTTTCCCGAGTAAAAAACTTCTCCATTCCCATAATTAAGCCGCCGAATCTTGGATTGAGATAGTGGTTTCCTCAGTGTTAACCGCTGCACCGCCCGCAGTGTTAAGCAGAGCAGTAAATGGAACGCTTTGGATTAAGCCTTTCTCGCCGTCGTCTTTAGAGGACCCGCCAACCTTAACGCGAGGCATAACAAAAGACGTGAACGGAGTGTCTTTGGCAGAGCTGCCTTTAAACACGGCATAAATAGAGACTTCTGTTTCGTTGATAAAGATGTCTCTAAATGTCGCATCTTCAAAGTAGACGGACATATTACCTTCCACCAACACACGACCCCTGAATACGGCGGGATATTGGTTAGAACCCACAACAGGCTCCGCAGATAGGCCGGTCGAGATAGTAAAGTCCATCCCAGTAATAAGGCCAACCGCAGCACCGGCAACATAGACCAAGCCATTAACCGCAGATAGCACCGCATCACCACCGGCTGCTGTCGGGCTAGTAAAGTATTGGGATGTGTCAGTGTTAACGCCTTTGCCCATAAAGGCAACATCAACGGTAGCCATCCCGGAAGGAGGTAATCCGACCGCAATAGATTGAGGTTTTAGGCCGGTAAATACTTCACTCTGAGCCACATCGCTAAACCAATGTTCAATAGAGAAAGAATCGTCCGTCTGGCTAGTGACAGCGGCGGAGGCTTTCTTACCAACTGCTAACAGTGTAACGCTATCGCCTTCGGCTTCATCAGTAAGGACAGTGCCATCCAGTGTAACCACGGTCATAACAGTCGTAGTTAGGGCTGTAATCATGCCTCTGTGACTGTTGTTATTGGCTTCGGTGAAGCCTGTTGCCTCTACAATATCCCCCAACTTAAAGCCGTCAGAAATAAAGTCACCGGCTGATCGAGTGTAAGCTGTGCCAGTGCCCGTTACTGCGATGATGATAACCGCACCCGTGGTTACTTGAGCCGGGAAGTCTTGGCGCAATGCAGCCGCAAAGAGGTCGTTATAAGTGCCTACAGATAGCTCGCCCTTAATGTTACCAGCTACAGATTGGACGCCATGCCTAAAATCGGCGGTCTGTCCGTCTGCTCTGATCTCATTACTCTGGTATGTCTCTTTCTGTAAATCTAGGTTGGATTCAACCCGGCGCATAACTTGAGCGCCGGACGCCGCTGGAGCAGTGCCCCACGTGACTTCTTTTTTGATGCTTACTGTTTTATTGATGCCCGCTGCTATAGTCATGGTCTGGTTACCCTTGCTTGCCAAAAGATTGTATTTGATAGTCTGTAAAAGGAATCTACATCCCCGCCAATTCCCCGCCCAGAGCTAACAATAAAAACGTCTTGCCCTGAGAAAGTAAAAACTGTCCCCGCCTTAAAGTAATCTCGGATGGTGGTCGCCATCTGTTTGGCTACCCCCGTCCCACTACCGACTGGGTAATTGAGGTCTACTTGCATAATCCCCGTTATTAAATCTTGGCCGCCATCGCCCAGAGTGTTTACTGAGGGCTGGTTTGGTATAACGTAAAGGGCGGCGTATGGCGTTCCCGGCAATGGATTATAGTCCCTATTTTCGTAGGCTATTGGTAGGCCGAAAGCCCCGTCCATAAATGCCTGTTGTAGCGCCGTGTCAATCTTATACGTCATAACCTACCCTTCTTAACTTCTTCGTCCACTAGGGTTTGGAATCTAGCCACATTTTTCCGCACCATTCCTTGGGGCGCCTTCTTTGTTGAATGCCCGTATTCTATAGCCATTGCATAGGGAAGGTTATTGGCTAGATAAGTCAGCCGTCCACCCTTGGGGCCGCCTGTCACCAAGCTCATCATCTTGTCCTTAGTAGCGCTGCCATTTGGGTCATCGGTTTCAAGTGTGCCTTGAGCCGGAGAGCCAAACGAGCCCATCCAATTCCCTTTAAGCCGACCCATATCGACAGGAGTGTCATCTATAACCGCAGAAAATAGCGCCAACTCCACGCCCCGCACAATCTCGTCATCTTGGCCTTCAATCTTCAACCTAAACTTCTTTAGGTCTCCGCTAAAGCTCATTATAACCGAGCCTGAACGAAATAAACCAAAGGAACCCCGGCTGGCTCTACTGGCTTAACGTCTACGATGCTCCAGTATACAGAGCCAACTTTAATCTGGTCTGTAACGCTTGGTATTTGCGTGTCATCTAAAATAAACAGTTTATCTTGGGATTGTATCCGGGTCCCATCAATAAGCCCCTGCGCGTATTTAGACTGGATTCCAAGTGTTGCGAGGTCTGCAACAGTAGCCCCGGTTTCTGTCTCCGTGGCCCCGTCAAATGTTCCCGGCGTGGTCCTGCGTAGCGTTATCGCCTCCCCAAACTCCAAGAGAAGCTCGTTAGCCACCGCTGCCATGTCTGAATAAAAGGACATTATGTCCGCACCGCAGAAAGGCCGCTATTTCTCAACAACAAAAGGATATGAGTCCGGGACTTTTGGGTCTTCTTAACTTTTAGTGACTGGCCCGGATTTGCGTACTCTACTGCCACCGCGCCCTCAACTCGTTTCTTTATAGCTGGGAGGGCTGCCGCTGTAGGGTTAAATAAGTCTTCTCCGGCGTGGACTTCCAAAACTAGAGAATAAACGGCGTTTAACACTTGCCTCGGTATCTCTACGCTCGTCCAGTTCCATCCCTCGATATAAGCACCAATGCGAGGCCAAGACAGTGGCTGGTCTCTGGCCACAAGCTCGCCCTTAAACCTATCAGCAAAGGATTCTAAGTAATCCATAGACTCGATAACCTGAGCCTCCAGAGTGGCATCCGCCTCTGATAGAGCCACGCCCCTAGACAGCCCATAGGCTCGGACCTGTGCCAAAGTAACGTAACTATTAGCCCCAGATACTTGGGAGCCGTCTTCTATTATTAGTGCCATTCGTGCGCCTCTATTCAGTTAATAATTATAACTTATTTAGGCGCCCCCTAGAGCGCACATATAAAGTTGACCGCCAAGCATAAAAAAAGGGACAAGGCCCCAAGCCCAGCCCCCACTAAGTAGCTGCATAGACCTTATTGAATGGCCGCAAGCACCGAATTCCAACCGGCAGAAATAGCTGTGGTTGCGGTTGACGCTTCTGCGGTTATAATAATGTCTGAATTCTTTGGGACTATAAGATAAGGCTCGAATTGCTGGTTAAAGGTACTCGCCCCATCTGTAGCCACGCCGGTCTTAAACTTGGTTTGGAACACACCACCGGGCCGTCTCACCTTGAGGCGTATTGTTGCAAAAGCACCCGCCCCTTGCTTCTCAATACTTCCGTAAATGTCAGTTATGAACGCATAATCAGTGCTAGATAGGCTTGTGCTTGCCTTTAGGGATTGTTCTTCTCCTGCTGACATTACGATGTGTACTGTGCTTCCCACGTCAGGCTGGCCCGCAGTAACGGCCCCACCCTCATAAACGTAAACTTTAGAGGCAGCCGCCAGCGCTGTGCTGCCTTCGTTTGATATTCTTGATACTCTTGCTAGGGCTGTACCTAGAGTGGCTGCTGTGGTCCCTGTGAGCGTTACAGTCTGAACAACAAAGGTTAGGTCATTACCTGAGATAGTATGCCCTTCGATACGAACGTCCTGAGTATTAGCTCCATCCGATATAATGCTTGTTATGGCATTAGTGCTTACATAAGTTTCATTAATTTCAGCATCGATGAATTCCATTACAGTTGCTTCAGCAGTACCTACCACTGTGTTTTCACCGAATTTCAGGAGGCTTTTTGGCTTTACCTTAACAATGTCCCCATACGAAAAAAGCACCTCATCCTCTGCATGAGATGACCAGCCGCCCATATCCTTTGTCGGCAGCGGGTCGGAGTAAGTTACAACCTTCGGGTTCGTCCCTGACTGGTCCTCTACTGTGGACAGTAATATACCTTGCGCCATTGTCTTGCCTCAATGTTATTAATGCTACCCACTCGCTAGAATGGGCAGCAGTAAAACACTTAACCAATAAGCAGAGCTACATGGTCAGGTTTCCACACTTTGACGCCATATAGAGCATCTACGGCTATCATGGCTTTCTTACGGCCCTTATAGACGCTAATGCCGAATGACAAACCAGAGTGGGGGTCTGTAACGGTCATCATATCGCTAGCCGCATCACCACCAACCGGGTCGCCGGGCGCCCGCATTGCCAACTCTACCGCAGTCCGTGAAAAGCCGAGACTGTTGTTGTGCGTTGCAATGATGGTAATTGCTTGGTTAGTACCCGGGACAGCTTGACGCAAACCGGGAGAAGCAATTGTAATGGTGTCGCCTGTTGCTGGGTTAGCACCGGCAAAAGTGGCCGTCTCTACAACATAGATGTTCGTGTCGCCAGCGATGGTGAAAGCGTCGCCGTCAACCATAACGCCAGTACCTGTGGCATTCTGAAACGCCAAAGTAGTAGCACCAACAGCATAACCAGCGGCGCTAGTCTTACCGCCAGCCATAGTGCCCGCAGTATGGCTACCAAGCTGGGCAGACTCACGGATGGGCATACCAGCAATATCCAAGATAACGCCTTGGCGCAAGATTGAATCAGTACCAGCCGAGTTAACTGCTGATTGTTTGCCCAAGAAGTTAGCGCCAGCACCAGTATTGATTACTAACTGGTTATCAAATGCGCCCGCTCCGTTATCCTTAAGAATCTTGAGGATGTTGGATGCTTCTGTATAGTCGTTAGAAGTAGCGAAAGGAACGGTCGCCGCTGCACCATAGGCGCGACAGGCGTTAGCTCTAGCCGCCACAGCTAGCTTTAACTCGATAGCATTAACGTGGGCTCGCATTGCCTGAGCAATCATGTCACCGTAAACAGTCTCGAAACCTGAGCCGTTGTTAAGGTGCTTAATGCTTTCACCAGTAAATGGAATCTCTACAGTTTCCATTACGTCTAGCGTCATTGTTTTGTTGGCTACAGTCTGACCCACCCCTTCTGGGATAGTCATGGCTGGGGTTAAAGTTGCTGGAGTCACCGTGGGAGTAGCAAAACTCCGGATGGTGTCATTCAGCGCGGCGGCTTCTGAGCCACCATTAACTGTTACTGCTGGAATCATTCCAACAAGTTCTCGTCCCACTCGGTCTGCTGCCACATAGATGTCACCAGCGAGGTCGGTTAGCGTATGCTCTGCCATTTTATATACTTCCTTTATTCAATTATTGAGCCGCCGTCTTTGACATAGGACATCTTCTCGTTGCTGCCTAGTTGGTCAAATTGAGCGCGTTTAATGGTCTTTGTGGCCCCGCCACCGTTCCCGCTGCTTCCGTTGGCCCCGCCGCCGTCCGCTTTACTCGCAACAATAACCGGAGCAAAAGCCGGATTGTTTACAAATTCTTGTTTCAGCTCGTCCAGTGTGGTGGCCGATGGTTGGCCTTGTGCGTCTACCACTACCGTAACGTAGTCGTCCCCGCGTCTCTCCACTGACAGTCGCCGCAATATCTGGGGCGCAACCAGTGCCGCACTCCCCGAAATTGTAATCTCATCGGCCATTTGTGCCGCAACACTTTCGACCTTCATCTTCGTGACCGAGCCATTAAGGGCTGTAATAGTCCCTTCCTTCTCCGCCACCATGTTCTCAAACTTAGCCTTCCATGATTCGTTTAGTGCCGTTGCGTCTCCGCTCTTGGCTGCTGCTTCCCTAGTAGCCTCCTCTGCCGCAGTCTCTGCATCTGCTGCTTTTTTAACTGCTTCCTTTTTCTCCGAAAGTAGTGTTTGCAACTGAGCTTTAAGCCCAGAAACATCATCCGGATTATCAAGACCTTCCACCTTAAGGATAAACTTATCGCCGCTAGCTTCATATAGAGCCGCCTGTTCTTCGTTAATGCCTTCGAGTGTGTCCAGTTTGTATTTTAACATATTGTAGCCCCGCTACGTTTGGATGAGCCCCGCCCATCAAAAACGCCAGCCTTCGCCGGTCGTTATAGTGATTATAAGCCCTAACTGCCGACGATTGGGCCATTACCCCTCCAGTAGTCCGGACTTTATTAGCGCCTCCTTCTCAAAAGGATAGTCCTCAGCCACCAGCTCCATCTGGTCCTCGCTGTAATAGACATCGCTAGTCTGCGGTTCCACCACAACATCGTCCGGGATATTAATTAACCCTTCTTGCTTTGTATATTTTCTCAATTAACTCTCCTAGCTCTTTTGCTATCTCTCGTGGTTTGCTTGTGCCTCTATACTCAGCCCATGCCTCCGCAATAAATTCCTTTTTGTTTGTCTTAGCGTACCGGCTAAGGCGGGTTTCGTCCTTGTTCCACTTCTTGTAAATAACATCAACGTCCGGGCGATGCTCTAGCCTTAATATAAAGTCCAACTGGTGTCCAAGCTCGTGGTCCATTACCGACTTGACACTGTTTGTCCCCGGAGGATGCCATCTAATATCTACATCTCTATCTAAGCTCCCCTGAAACTTCGCCAGCCCTTTTTTGGTTGACCACTTCTCGTTAAAACCTACACCGTCTAGCCCTTTGAATTCCTCGATTGAGTGAGGCTCTCTAGCAAAAGCATACTCACCGCTAACCTTTATCTTCTTATTGCGCCGTAATGCTACCGCCCGAGCTTCGTCGTGGGTCAGATGCGGATAGACTTTCTTAGTATAGGCTAGATAATAGTCATAGCGGGCGGCGTGGAATAGCCGGTTAAGTGACTGCGCCGAGCCAACAAAACTAATTTTACCCGCCAGCTCTGGGAAGTCTCTCATGTGTTCATATAAGGACCTGTTGATCTCATTAGCCGCAGATAAGTCCATCTTTCCATAGTCCGACTTGGCGACGTAACCCTTTCCTACAATCCAGTCTGAGGCGTCTTGTGTGGTCTTAGCTTCAAAGAATGTGTCTTTTGGGGCCGGTGGTGCAACTGGCACTGGTGGTGGTGCAACTGGCGCTGGTGGTGGCTTCTTGGGCGTTACTATCTTCTTAGGCGCAACAACTGGAAACGCTTGCTCGAAAGCATGAGGCTCTAAACGCTTCATTTCAGATAGGGTTAAAGGCTTAAAAGTCTTCCCTAGATTAAGCTCTGCAAACCGTTCCGCAGATAGGCCGCCATCTCTAAGCAGTTTAGCCCTCTGTGGTCCCAAGACTTTATTCTGAAAGGCGATAGGCTGCTTTTTAAGCCAACTGTAATAGGTCTCGTCTGCATCTACAGGCCCGCCCATGCTTGATCTAGTGGCGCCCTTCTTGAGGAAGTCAAAGCGTCCATCTAATACGGCTACAGTGCCAGACCTACATTGGATATGGATTGGTGGGCGTGGCCCTTTGTTGATAGGGAATATCTTCCCATCTAGAGACCGGCATACAGTAGAAGTCCTCCCATCTAAGGTAGAGGACCACCGGACGCCCTTAACTAGGTCGTCGTTTTCTTCCCATGTCTTCTGTCTGGCTACACTTGCCGCGTGTTGGACCGCTGTCCGCACAACTGCGCTCGCGTTTCGGCTATTGATTGCCAAGATGCCGTCTCTAAACTTATTAGCGGCGGTTCCACGGATGGTTTTGAGTATTTGGGCGTTGGTCTGCCCCTCAAAAAAGCCTTGCCTAATAGCCCCGGTTACTCGGGTTATATCAGCCTTAGACCAGTCCCTAGTGAACGCGCTTAATAGTTTGCCTCCGTCAGCCCCTCGCACCGATAACGGCGTAGAGAGTACGGCGGCGGATATTTGTCCCACTGTGGGTATCACAGTCTCAAATCCGGAGACAACCTTATCGATAGATCGAGCCTCAAATCCAGCTTCATAGTGGGCTATCTCTCTAAGACTAGAAGACAGTTGTGACCCGTGTGCGCTGTATATCTTCTGTAAGTCAGACTCTACAGAACCCAACAAGCGCTCCAACCTCTTCCGGTTGAACCCTGTTAAGTCCATAGACAACCGAGACCTCAAGCTGGCGTCCATCTGCTTAAGGAACCCGGCAAACTTCTTCGCCTCTCCGGTCTTTAACCCTTCGAGAAAGACTTGGTGGCGGGCTGTCTGCTCAACTAACTGCTCAGATATTGGCATCTAGCTCATCTTCAGCGATAGCAACATCTGGCTCATCGTCTAATCCAAGGCCATCATCTTGAAGCTCAAGCTCGGCCCTTATATCGTCGTCGTTCTTCTCTGGGTCTATAACACCATACTTCTTAAGCTGGCCCCACAAATCCGACTCTGGTAATTGGCCTGACTGGTAAGCGCTAATTAAGGCGGTTAGCATCTGAGGCTCTAGAGAGTGTTCTATAAAGTCAGTATTTAATTCCATTGACGCCTCTCCGGGCGCATTCATAAACAAGGCCATCCAGCCTAGTACCTTGGTATAGGCGCTGGAGACGTTCTCCGCCGCTAGCGATAGGACGGAATAGTTAGCTTGCTGCTCTCCCTTAGCTTCTGTAGCTGTCTTAGCTGCGCCTCCGGGCTGGACGAGCTTGGCGCCCAAGGCTGTCATCTGCCTCTCTTTTTGGTCCATTGCTTCCTTGGCTAGAGTGTTTGGCTGTGCTTGTGCTATGCCGTACGCTCCACCCTCTGGGAGTAGGATTGGGTTCCTTGAGCCTACATATATCCCCGTCTCTTGGAGATGGTCTCGCCATTCTTCACTTAACCCAGACATCCAAGGCTGTGCCTGACCCACAAAGAAAGCCGAGTCTTCATAGTCTGCGCTGTTGCGATAGTGTGCAATGTTTAACTCGGCCATATCATAGAGTGGAGACTGGTCTACCGTGGCGTCGTTGTTTTCTGAGCCTACAAAAGTAAAAGGAATCTCCGTCCAAGGCTGCCCGTTCCCGGACTTAATAACCCAAGGAGGCTCAAAGATAACCCAGTCCTTGCTATCTCCGTCCTTTCTCCATAGCTCTTGTGTGTACATTCCACCATCTAGTCGTAGGACTCGAATTTGGGGAATAGACGCAAGGCCAAAGCCATCCGGAGTGATCTCCTCCGAGACTTCCGATATAACTAGGAGGGATAGCTTATAAACGGCCCCATGCTTCTCATAGCGCCAATTAATAACGTCTGTCGCCTCAATGCTTACGGCGGTTGCTCGGATATTACCAGACTGGACTTGGGCTACTGTGGTCTGCCCCTGCCCCCGTGGATAGTCAGCCAATAAGCCATGGCGTCCTCTTTTTAGTACACTAGCCAGAGTAGATTGGGCCTGTTGGAATACACCAACCCCTGCGCCATCGATGTCATCCGATATATAGTTAAGAGAAGCCGGGTTTTCTAGCTGTGGTGTCTGCCTAAATGCAGCCCCAACAAGAAACTGGAGCGTCCGGCCTGTGGCGTTATAGAATACCGCTCTGGCCACATAATGAGAGTATCTTGCCTGATTCTGTGCGCTTAGATCGTTAGGGTTTGGCTTTGGGAGGTAATCCACCCCGCCATCTTTAATAGCCAACTGCCCCTCACAAACGTCGTCCAACTTCTTCCATATGGGCTGGCTCTTCTTATATTCGTCTCGTTTAAAACTAACGTCGTTTTTTTGCATGATTATATAGCCATTCCCATGTTAATCGTCATAGCGGACCGTTTAGAGGCCAGCACCCTATATCTCGTCCCATCCCAGTCGTGGTCTTCTGCGTTAGTGTCCACATCATCTGGGTTTTTTGTGTCGCGAGGAAGAATAGGAACACGCCCAATCCACCCTCGGCAATTATTAAAGACATAAAACGCTGGCTCTTCTGCTACACCGGACTCAGCCCCCTTGGCCTTGACGGAGGACTCAAGCATATCGCAAAACAAGGCCGCTCCATTGATTCTGGACCCGGGCTTTTTGTTTGATCTTTGCCAAAATACGCCATTATTCTCCATTTTATCACCAATAGAGCTTTCGTTGTCGCCAGTGTTAAAGATTGCGTGATCTGCGGGGCCGGGTTTAACCTTGTTGCATATGCCGGGAATGATAGCCACTTGACCGCGACCTATACCGGGCGGAGGCTCTACGTCCTTCCCTTCTAATCGCTGATCTATCCACTTAACTCCCTTGGCTACATCTATAGAGGCCATATTAAGACCCTTATTCAACTCGTCCGGTGGGCATCCATACCACTCACCAATCAGGAATAGAGTCCCCGGACAAAAGGAGGTTTGTCTTCCCGCAATGACAACCGGCGTCCCGTCTGATTCGGCCCACCACAGGTTACTGAACGGCTTAGACTCCCCCCAATCATGTGAACGGTCAACCCGCCAAGAAGAAGGAATACTAAAAGGTTTGATAACGTGCGTTGCTTCATCCCATATGTGATCGAACCGTCCTCCGCTAGTAACGTCCCAAGAGCCATCAACCCACGCCTTTCTCTTGTTTGGGTCTCTGATAGCCATTAAAAACGCTATATATTTTGGGTCTAAGTATTTATTCTCACGCCAGCTACCATGGATAGCAACCCGTGTTAGGGTTATCTCTTCCTCTAGATCTGTCTGAGGGTTTAATACTGTCTGGGTATATCTTTGGACTACACCTCTAGGCGCTGGCGTTATGAAGCGCTTTTTGACCCATGCGTGGCCAATACCGAAAGGGTTAGTGGTGCTAAACATCTCCAATGGAATGGGAGGCAGCAGCGTCCCGTCTTCCAGTGGATGGTCTTCTGGGCGAAAGGAGGATCTCATACAGGAGAACATCGCAGTATAAAGGCCGTCGTCCTTCTGCTTAGTTAGCTCGTTAAATCCAATAAATGGAAACTCTTGCCCGTGGTAGCCCCAATAGGCGTCCTCTGACTTACCATGCCTAAACAATAGCTCTTCGCCTGTAGGCCAAACCCACTTAAGCTCAGTAGCAGAGCTAAGGAATTTGGCGCCATCGTTAAAGGCGTAATACATTCGCTTGGATTGGACAATAAGGTCTGAGAGGTCTTTATACTCAAGATCAAAAATAACCCCTCGCATAAACGTACCGTAACCAATGCCAACCTTGGACCTAAACCGGGCTAATTGCGCCGCAGTCTTACCCGGGCCTCTTGTCCCCTCGTACAGTATTTCGTCACAAGGACAACTAAGAGAAAGACACTGAGACCCCGGCAGAGGCTTCCATGCTACCTTAGTCTCCATTGGCTGGCTGGTATTCCGCTGCCTGAGCTTCCCAGTCTTCAACACTAGCGCAAGTAGGGACCGGCATAATGTGCTTAATCAACACTGTCTGGCTTTCGCTATCTTTAAAGGCCCCAACATCAATATGGCGACCTATTAGCTCTAGGCGCTTAATCCTATCCGATAGCTTAACCTTAACTGTGACACCATCCGGGACCTTCTGGCCGTCCTCATAGGCGTAGTCTTGCTGGGTATCTATCCCAGAGACCAATCCTTGGCGCCATATCTTGGGCCAAGCGTGGACAGGCTTAAGGCTTCCCTCTTCGGTATAGATATCCGCTACATCGGCGTCAGCCTCTTCTGCTAGCCTTTGGAGCAACCAGTTAGCGTCTATCTTGGTCTCCTTGGACCGCTCCAACCTCGCTTTTAAGATGGCGTTTAATAAGTGCCTTTTGTTGTCTGGACACTTGCTTTCGCTTACCCATGTATATGCGGCGCTAGTCGCTACCGATTGAGCATACCCAGCAAACAAGGCGGACTCCGCCACATTAGCCGTTAGCAAATATCTGTCTCTAAACAGCTCTTCTTGTGCTGTTAGTTCTTTACCCATTGTAAGCCCCCGGCTTAGTCTTGCTCCGCTGCATTAGCGCTATAGGGTTGCGGGCTACAAGGATCATCTTCGGCAACCATCTGCCCATCAAATGTCCAATATTGGGTCACTATCCGCACCGGATCGCTTTCCAAGCCCTCACCGCGCCGCAAAATGGTTGTCTCTATTAGCTGCACAACTCGTGCAGAATCCATTGTTTCTGGAAGGTACTCACTCATAACTATTCATCTGTCTCTAACTAAAATTGTAAACGTCCGCTCATCTGTTCGAAGCCCTGCGGTTGTAATCTGATTAACTAGCTCGTAGGTTGTGCCATCTACTCCACCGGACAACCATATTGTGGCGCCTGTGGTTGTATTGGTGTCGGAGTCCTTGGTTATACCTGTCTGGACGGTCCAAGTGCTTGTGGCTATCGTATCTCCGTCTAACCATGTTGTCCAATCTACAATATAATCTAGGACCGCCGCTGGGTCCTTATCGTCTAAAGCTGTAAATGCCATATCTTTTACCCTGCTAAATTTGTTCTGTTGCTTAACGAGACAGCATAGTCTCTATTATAGGCTCCAATAGACATACTTCGGTCCGATAAACCAAAACTTATTAGCCTTGTGGATGCTTCTGTTACTGCTGTTCTACCGGACGCTAAAACATAAACCACCCGTCCGTCTGGAGTAACCGCCGCCTCCCCGCCTAACCTTGGAGAGCTTAACTCAGTCCAACTCTCTATATTTGTTGCTGTAAATGTATGGACCTGTCCAACAACCGGATTAGTAACTTCCGTGGTCATCTCTAGGTTGTTAGCTGATAGCGCATGATAAATGGCAAGGGCTGGAGTTGTTAGCTCTGTGGCGCTTTCTAGGTTGTTAGCCAGTAGGTTGTAAATATGCCCTAATACCGGACTGCTAACCTCGGAGGTTGTCTCTATATCATTAGCCGCGAGACTGTGTGTCTGCCCTACCGATGGTGTAGACAGCTCTGTAGCGCTTTCCGCGTCATTGGCCGCTAATGTATGGACCTGACCCAAAGCTGGGGCAGTTAGCTCTGTGGCGCTTTCTAAGTCATTGGCCAAGAGTGCGTCTTGGCCCACTACCGCCTCGGCTAGAGTGGGCGCAGTCATCTCTGACGCGGACTCTATATCGTTAGCCGTTAGGATATGGGCTTGACCGACAACCGGCGCAGTTAGCTCTGTGGCGCTCTCTAGGTCATTGGCTAATAGTGCTTGCTCTTGGGCTATTACTGGAGCGGTTAGCTCTGATACAGATTCAAGGCTATTTCCAGTTAGCGCATGGACTTGGCCTATACTTGGTGCGGTTAGCTCTGTGGCGCTTTCAATATCAAGAGCGGTTAATATATTGCTCTCGGAAACCTCTGGAAGGGTTAGCTCGGAGGCGCTTTCTAGGTCGTTCGCTAAGAGGGCGTGAACCTGTCCCACTGTAGGCGCCGATAGCTCGGTGGCGGATTCCAGATTATTAGCTGTTAGGCTATGCTCTTGGCCTATAGCTGGGCTGGTTAATTCGGTGGCTGCCTCTATATCGTCGGCGGTTAAGATACTAACGACAGCTATATCTGGTAGGGTTAGCTCTGTGGCGCTTTCGATGCTATTGGCTAATAGATCATGTATCTGCGCCAATACCGGAAGGGTTAGCTCTGAAGTAGATTCTATGTCATTAGCGGTTAGCGCGTGTTCTTGACCTATCGCTGGAGAAGATAGCTCCGAGGCGCTTTCCAGATCATCGGCCAAAAGATCATCAGCGACTACCGCCGCCGTATATGTGCCGGTGATCGCTACATAATCAACCGTAGCGGGGCCATCCCAACCCTTCGACTTGGTGACTGTCGAGTTTAACTCAACACTCGCCCCATCCCATGTAGCCTTTGAAGCGCCTGTATTTACATAGGCAAAGGCTGTGACGGATGACAAAACATCTGCGGTATTGGTAAAGGCTGTTGCTACATTAGCGAACGTACCCCCCGCATCGGCGGCGGCTAATATCGTGGCCCCATTAACAATTCGGATATTAAGCCCGAATGTATCATCTACATAAGTAGGGGCCGCGTAATCAACTTGCCACAACAGCGTGTCCATGCTGTCAAGATCGGCGGGCGTATCCCCTAGCGTAAAGCTCGCCGTATCAGTAGCAACAGACGTTGTAAAAGTATGGCGTGTGGCATCATTAGCATCTAGCGGTGAAGCTGGAACCAGTGTGCCTAGAGCCGCCATAAGATTACCCTATAAAACCAAGCTATTAAGCTGGGTCGCGGATAGTTATATCAATCGCGTCAAGTGTAAACGTGTTAAGGTTCGTCACTGCCTGAGAGGCAGACAAAGCGCCCGCCGCAATCAAGACAGAGGCTCCATCAGTTAAAGCCCACCATCCGGCGGTCTGTGTGGCGGTTACGCTGCCCGCAGTAATGGCCGGGATAGTGACCCTGCGCCCATCGGTTGTGCCCGCAATTGTTGCCCCGGTATTAACGGTCGCGTTCCCACAAGACTTCGTGCTTGTAGCTTCCGCGTAAGTGGTTGGCTCTGACGTGAAACATATGTCCAACCGCGTGCCGTTGGTGTCGGCATAGTCTAGCCCTTGATCAAAAACCTCGGGATTAATATATGGCATTTATTGTATCTCCAATTTTCGTTTTTTGCTTAATTCTTATGGCTTCGTTAATAGCCCAGTCTGCTAAATATGGGAGGAAGACCTTAGCTGCCGCCCCCTTAAAAATTCCACTATGCCCTCTAGCCTTAGCCGGAAACCCTACCATAGAGTTAAGGCTGCCGACGTTTAGGTCGTTGCCAGTGTACCCGGTTCGCCCCATCTGCCCCCAATTTCTAGAAACAACTAGCTCCGGGTTAATTTTGTTAAGGACCCAAGTTAGTATTTTACCATGCCTCACCACCCAATCGTCTGGATTCCAAACAACACAAACCTTCTCAGCGTCCGGACTTGGGTTTATATCGCTAGGCAGTGCTGGCTGTATACAGACCGCGACGCTTGGCGAGGCTTGATACTCATCCCACGCCATCCGCAGAATGGTATTCCCGTTAGAGTGGGCTGTAACTATAACAGTGTGCCCCTCTTCCTGCCCTGTTAGTATAAATTCTGCCAGCCTGTTGGCTGTGTCTCGATTAATCTTGCGAGCCTCGCGGAGCGTGTCGGCGTGATAAACCAGAGCAAAGGACCGAACCCCCTTTGCATCAAAAACCTCGTCCATCTTCCCGGCTGTGTGCCGGTAGTCGTTCACATTATACCCGTGTAGATGTATCGCGATTATGCTCATTCTGTGACCACCGTGACCTGAGCGTCAACTTCAACCATAACAATCGTACATCCGCATAGAGAAAGCAAGACGGACAGCACTATAACTTTCATAACCTAACACAGCTCAAAATGGACTAAATCGTCAAATCTATTATCAGAGACAATCCAGTTTCTATTCCAGTCACCGCCCCATCTAACCTCGTGAGAGATTCGCCCTTGAGTTTTTAGCGTTTTAGCTATGCCAAGAACATAGCCAGCAAACAGAGTAAATCGCTCGCGGTCATTCCAGTCTATTGGGTAAGGCGCTACGTCTACAGCCATGGATGGCTCTTTGTTATGCTTTGAGTCTGGCCAATCTGTCTGAGACCGCTTAGAAATGAAGGCTTCGCTTTGGTCTTCTTTTGTTCGCTCTCCACAGATAATGGAGCAATCGAAAACCTTAACCACCTCCTCCATCAAAACAATTAGGTCTGTGTGGCAAGTGTCGAGCCTATCTTGTGAGGTTTCGCTAAAAGATGGCACAAATTCACTCCGGTTGATAGGATTTAATCATCTGCTCTAGGCGGCGATGGTCTTCTCTCGCCTCTGATCGTGGGTATCGGTCCTGCGTTTGCTTCATCAGGTTGTGCTGTACGTCAATGACTGACTGAATGGTTTTATCTGTGGAGCGCATCCACTCGGTAGCCCCCGCGTTGTACACTTGTAGGTCCACAAGCTGGGATAAGGTGGTCCCCATTCTCCCTATATCTGACTCTATGTTCGCCAATCTAACGTCCACCACCGCCAAAGCCACTTTGGACGCCATTATGGTGGCCAGTGTTCCCGCTGCTAAAAAAGAAACTGTGTGGAGTATCACGCTTTTAAGGACAGCGCGATTTGGCTCGTTATTCTGGTCCATGATATTGCCTTTAGTTATATAGGTTGTAAACTGATATTCGTTTGCCTATTGTACTAGATGCGGGCACAAAAAAGCGCCACAGAAGGGCGCTCGGGTTATTCTTTAATGTCTTGCGCTATCGTCAGTCCTCGCAGTTTTCGCAAATAGTAGGATGTTTGGCCGCCAGCTCTTCCTCTGTCGGCGGTTTGAACAACTGAGAAGCCTCGGCGCAAATCTCTTCATAGAGTAGCGTCACATAATCCCTAGTAACCTTCGGCATGGTGTCATCTACCGCCTGTAGAGCTTCATAGAATCGATCTACGAGGCTCTCGTTGGATAGCGCCTTGTCAGCTAACAGTATTAATAACGGATCTTTCATTATCTTCATCCTCTAGGGCTATCAATAGGTCGATGTAGTGCTTAATCTTCTCCAAGTCTTCTACCCCGTTTTTATTCCTCCACCGCGTAATGTACTTAACAACGCAGCCCTCAATATAACCTAAGCTGTTGGCGTGGATGAATTGTATTGGCTGAATGGCGAGGTCTTTGTAGTGACCCCCTCCGACTTGTGTGTCTAGTGCGCTCATAGTGTCCGCCTGTTTGCTTTCCTCTTCCAATGAAGCGCTGGTGGTCGCCTCGTGGTCCGCTATTTTGCTTCTGTCGTAGATCATGCTTTCACCTTAAATCTAATATCTTCCCCGGTATCTTTGTGCAAAACAACACAACTCATAGACCGCTCTGCTCCATAGCCTGAATTACTGTGCCAAGCATCCGGCGGAGGCAATACGCCCCAAGACTCGAAAAGCATCCCTCCGATTTCTTGGGCTTCTTTATGATGGATGTGCCCCGTCCAGCCGAAACGATGAGGACAGCGGCCCCAAGAATCTGACAGGTTTTTTGTTGTTGCTTGGTAGATACGCTCGGCTTTTATTCTGTCGCCGTGGTGGATGACGATTAGATTTTTGCCAAATTCAAAATGGATAAACTTGTTAAAGTTATCCATAACATTAACCCGCTCCTCTTCGTAGAAGTAAGCCCGGACCACTTCATTCAACCCCAAGGCACTATCTGGGTCGTGATTACCCCTAGCATTAATAACAATAACCCTCTTATGCTTCTCTAGCATCAATGTAACAACAGCCTTTAACAGTAAGCCCGCCATTCTGCCGACCCTGCCCATTCTTCCATCTACATCCAGCGGAGCGCCGGAGGCTGGGGTTTTGTTTGTGGTGTCGTTCGCGTGTAGGAAGTCTCCCACATTAATTAAGGCGCCCGTCTCTGAGGCTGGAGACCTCGCTATCAACTTGCTGGCCGTCTCAATCAATAACCGCTCTGCTATCTCTGTATCGTAGTCTCCCTGCCCAGTCTCCTCCCCCCAAGCGTACATCCCAAAATGATGGTCACCAATCAAATAACATGACATTAAGTCCGCGTTGCTCTCTTTGGGGATCTTGGCTGGCTTGTATATGCCCCTTAAATCCTCTCTAAAGGCTTCCACCATACCTTTCTGTATCTCGGCAAGGGCTACCTTCTCAGGCTCTTGTATATGCCATTGGTAGCCTCTAGAGCCATCCTCAAATTCAACTTGCTTCGCTGTTGATACCCTTTTGGTGGTAAATCCGGGAGCTGTTGGCCTGTTGATGTCTTGTCCGGGAGCGTAGCCCATCTTAGCTGCCCTAGCCTTTAGCTTTCTAACCGACTCGCTTACTGTCTGGTGTGTAACTCCCAAGACTTTTGCCGCCTTGTGGCAACTTCCGGATTCACAGACGGTTTTATATATCTCAGCCTGTCGCAGATTGTGAGCATAACGCAACAATGTTTGATCGTATGTCATGGAGAGGGAGCCTTTTGTAGGTCTTTGATTTTATTAGAATAGGTCAATGCTACACCAATAGCGGCCCAGATATCAGACCTTATGCCAAAAAGTGGTCCTTTTTCTTTTTTAGTCCCAATCTGTGGAACCTTGCCTCCGCCCGTTGCTGGGAATCTATCTATAATTGCTTGCCTTATATTGGAGTCTTTGGCCCGCATGGTGTGGCATAAATACATTTTCACATCTTTACGGTATACCAGAGCCGGAGCCATCATCTGTGCGCCTATGATTGTCTCGTAGAATCGGCCAATCCAGACGCAAGTATCGAAAACAGTAGCGCCAACCGGCATCCCGTAGGACGCTATCATCTCTATAGCGAAAAGCGTTTGGCTATCTTGCTGGACATTTAGATAGTCTAGAAGCTGGCCGTTTTCGACCTTATCCGCCTCTAAGACTGTGTGTGTGGCCTCATCATAAGCGGCGTATGCGCTGTGGATATTACCCGGGTCTATCCCGACAATAATCATAAGACCTTAACCAATCCCTGTTCTACAAATCTGCGGAGTGTTCTGGTTTGAGCCCTTCTCATATACCATTCTGAATGTTCGGCATATTCGCTGGAAGCCTTCCTCCCGTCTATAGCGTCATGGCAAGAGTAACAACCATACGCCGAGCTAATATCGTCTGACTTTTTCCCCATTCCCTTAGACTCGTCTGGCAAGTGACAGAGGACCACCGTCTCCTCGTTGTAGTTACAGACGCCCACGATGTTAAAAGTACACTCTTCGCCCTTTGCGGACTGCTTTAGCTTCCTGCTTTTAATAGCCATCTTTTAGCCCATACTGTTCTGGTGAGGTTAGATTATATTTAGTACCCATTTCCATAGAGAGGGCGCTCAAATATAAAGCCATTTGCTTGGTTCCCATTAAACTGGTCACGGGCACTATGGGCATAATCTTGTCCACTATTGTCTCGTAGCTTGGGCGCGACACCGTAGCCAACTTCCAGAAGGCGGAAAAAGACTCATCCTCCAGCATGATGGGAAGACCATAGCGCTGCTTGCATCTGCACTTTATCTGGAAGGGCGTATATTCTTTCCCCTGTTCTGATATGTCCAAGTACCATTTATGGCTCAGTCTGTTTTGCGCGTCGCTGCGCTTAAAGTCATAAGGGCGGAATTGCACATAGTACGGTTTTTTCGGGTTTATATCACAAGAGGCTATAGCGGCAACAGCGTTGGCCTTTGCCGCCTCGCTCGTTAATATCCAAAATTCTCCCTGCATTACCACCCCTTGTTCTTTTTCTGAATGCTAATAATGGCCATATCGACCTCTATCGCCTTATCCTTGCTCATTCCCTCGACCTTCGGAGCAAAAGGCTTCCATTCGACCAGCCCAAAGTGCGAACGGGTCGAAGGGAGTTTCAGATATTCCGTTTTTAGCTTGGCGGTCATCCTACGCAGATCGCCCGGGGTCTTTTTGCTCGGCTGCTCCACCCGGTTAATCCTCAACCGACGAGAGGCACTCGTCCACTAGCCCATCAATAACATCGCTACTTAAAGCAAAAAGAATATCGTACTCCCCATATAAGCTGGCGTGTTCCAACTCAACAGACGCCTCGCACCCCGGATAGTTATGAGTCTGCTCTTCTTTTGGCCGATACCAAAACCCTACAACCATAGGTATCTCGTCTTCTCCAAAAAAAGTCGTTATTGTGTTATCCATTAGTTATGTCTCCGTCCAAGCCCACCCCGGCCTTCTTCATAATTAACCGAATCCAACCCGAGTCCACCCCAGCCAGCTCCGCGTGATAAATATCTCCTTGGAGATAATCAACCGCTGATCTTTTCCTTTTACCTCTGAGACTCTTTCCCGTGGAATCCACTATAGCCATTGCAACAATAGAGAACATCAACTGGCCCTCTGGAGTTTTGGGAAACTGGTAGCGGATTCTCCGACAAACGGCGCGGGCTCGGTCCTTTTTTTTCACGAATAAGACCCCAGAGCGCGCAAGGTTTTAACCACCCCGGACTGGACTATCTGCCAATGCTCATATCCGTCAGGGATTCCAAATTTCTTATCGTAGGCCCTACCCGGATAGCGGGCTACTAGAGCGACAGCCAAAGCCTTCTCTCTAGTAGATCTAGCCGCCAGAGGGAAACAGTCCACACACTGGCTCGAGTAAAGCCTTGTCGGGTGTAACACAAACCGGCTTAAGTGCTTCTCTTCATCGCAAGCGTCGCAAACTTTCGTCTGATTCGTCATAAAACCCCCAGTAATGATAAAAACAACATTCCAATAACCACCCCAATAAAAACTCTCGTCCAACTGATATCAATCATTACACTATCCCCCTCGGGTTTACATACCATTTGCTAATCTAGGTCGTTAATATTAAAACAAGGGACTTTCCCCCGCCCCACCCAATAGTCTCTAGGCTGGTTAACCCCTCGACTGGAGCTATAAGCCTTATATGCCTTACAAGCTAAACCCTCGCTAGAGCAAAGCGCATAGCTCTCGCACTCATCACAAGGGCCTTCCGTTGTCTCTGGTTTTAGCTCTTGACGAAAGGACCCGTCTGGCGTCCTCATCTCTAGTTTTCTGATTGGCCTGTGCATTGATAAATTCATAATTAACCCCTTAAGTATTTAAATAATAATTGCTGGCCCTCTGAGTAACCCCTAGCATCTGCTAAGGAGACCTCCCTTTCTCGCGGAGTCATCTCAAACCATTCCCCGGTCTGCTTTAGGCCGTCTATATAGCCCTCTAAAAATTCTATGGTCGGGTCTGTCATGCTGATGGGTAGTTGTAGCTGCAAGCAACCAAGCAATCCTCGTGAACCTCACAGGTTACAGTTGGTGGATTATCCTCGTAGCAAAGAGTACCGACACAGCCCAACCCCATAATAGTTGTGACCCCGTTAGGAAGTCTGTAGACACCGGGTGAGACTTCGACCATAGGAAGTTCGACCAAGGGGTAAAAACCTGTAGTATTGAAAGTATTCATTTCATTCACCTTTTATTAAGTTAATATGTACAGATTACCAACTTGCTAGGAAAAGACAAGAATTATTTTACCTAACCATGCTTTTTAACTGCGACAACCGGGCGCGGCCTTTTGCTGCTTTTATGTTTAGGTGCTTAATATAACCAAGGACCTCGGCATTTGGCGGAACCGCCACCCCTTTATATCTGTCTGCCGGGAATACCCCAAACTTGTACCTATATTTGTGTGCGGCCCATCCTTCCGCGTAGCCCTTATCTCTCCCGTAGTGGGCTAACATTTGGAACCATTCGCGCTGCTTTCCGTCCCTTGCTCTCTCTAGCTCTTGAAGCTCTCCGGGAGAGACCACAACCTCTTTCGTTATGACAATCTCGTGGCCGCAGTCCATGCATCTTAATCCAACCATAATAGCCCTACATCTTGGGCACTCGTTGGGCTTTGCCTCCTTGGTTTCCTTTGTTAAAGAGCTTTCTTTATAAGTCTCACCCTTGTGTAATTCATCTGGGACAATATCCTCAACAAAACCATGGCGCAGAGTGTTCCCCGCGTGATCTAAAATAATGGCGTTATCTTTACCATCAGACACTCGCATAACTCGGCCATACTTTTGGACGTGTCGGATTAATGATTTAGTCGGGCTCGCGTCGATAAGACAAGACGTGGTAGGGCTGTCCCAACCAGTGTCGAGAAGAGTACAACAAGACAAGATAAGGAAGTCCCCGGCGTCGTGCTGGGACAAAATAGACTGCCTATCTTCTGGCTTGGTGTAAGCGTCAATATGGACCGCTGGGACCCCTTCCTTCCTGAATTGGTCCACGATGTATTTAGAGTGCTTTATGGACTGAGCAAAACAGACGGTTTGCCTGTTTTCGCCCTTCTGCTTCCATGTCTTAACAATATCAGCAACAAGGCTAGGCTTATTAACCCGCTCGGTTAACTGCTTCTTGTCGTAGTCGATAATCCCGTGGGCCTGTTTAATGGTCTTAACGCCTTCTAGGTTTGGGACCTCACCCCCATAGTATTTAAGAGGAGCCAAATAACCTTTCTCTACCAGCTCGTAAGTCGTTATAGGGACAATAAGTTTTGTAAAATACTCACCAAGTCCTTTGCTGTAGGGCGTGGCTGACAGGCCAATAAAAATGGCGGCGGTGTATGTGTCCATCATTTTTTTGTGGTACTCGTAGAGAACGTGCGCCTCATCTACCATAAAAAAGGCGCAGTCTGGGAGCTTGGGCCTCCTTGCCAATGTTTGGACGCTCGCAATTTGGACTAGGGCTTTATAGTCTGCCCTTTCGTGTTGACCTTGGACGACGCCGGGAGCCATTCCAAATCCGTCGAAACAGGCCATTGATTGCTGGACTAGCTGTATTCGGTCTGCAATAAAGAAGCCCTTTTTTCCTTTCTTCCGGCCCTCGTTTAGCATATACGCGGCGAGGATAGTCTTCCCAAAGGCACAAGGCGCGGCCAACATTATCCGCCTATGCCCATCCCTTACAGCCTGACATATTTGCTCGTATCCGTCCTTCTGGTGGTCCCGTAGTTTCATTCTAAACCCCTTTTTTAGGCAATAGGTATCACTAGAAGGGTCTCGGTTAACCTACCCAGTTAGCGTCTATTCTCTATTGTCTTAACGCAATCAAACTTATCAGGACATAGTTTTTCGTCTTACCGGACGCCCAGACTGGTAATGCCAGTCAATCACTATTTAACCTAGAATCCTGTTTATATCCTCATCATCGGCTTTGCTCGGCCTAGAGTGTACACCCCTTCTAATCCATAACTCTTAGAGTTATTTCGCCGGGTCCCTTTCGGTATAACGGCTGGTGCGTTGTTTGCGGTAATGGCGTTATGTTTGCCTGTTGTTGTTTTTGGTGTCGGAGCTACTTATTTGTTAACGCAGAAAATAGACCGCCTCGAAGCTGCGTATTAATCTTGTGAATGACGTGTTCTTTTACATCAATCTAACTTATAATGCGTGGGTAGATGTTTATCACCCCTTCATCTGCACCCCTTCCCGGGTTGCTCCCGGACAAAACGCCCCGCCTTGTGTGGGGTTTTTTGTGTCCGGCCGCAGATGATAACCCAAGCCAGCATAACGATCTAGCCCATACCATATTTAGTCTCGTAGGCCGATATGAGTTTGGCCCATGACTGACGTTGCCATACATTATTAATAGCCTCTCTCGTTACACCGAAGGGCCCCATTAGATCACGGCAAGGGACCCTCCCTTTTAGCTGCCAGACAGCTAAAGCCTCCCGAGCCGAAAGCATGGCTCTGGGATTAGCCTCTACCCCATCAGCAAAGGACACGTCTAGCCGATAGCCGTCAACCCACTCCTCCGGCGTTTTAAAGTCGGTAGAGATGCTGGGGTCTTGCTGTTCCAGCCATCGCATAAACCCGCTAAGGACTTTATCTGGAGCCTCGTAGTCCCACAGATGGCTTCCCTTCCCCGACGTGCGCTTGATTCCATGCGGCCCAGTCTCGGTCGAGTAGCGGCACTCCCTCATAAACTGCTTAACGGCTTTGGCCCGCCTTGGTCCAGCCCTCACGGGACTAGCCACCCGGCGGCCATAATTAACATTAGCCCGCCAAGGACTAAACCCGACACAATTGCATAGAGCGTATCTAGCTTGCGAGGCGCTGGCTGCCTGTCAACCACAGGATGATAGAATTTATTGCCTAGTGAATATTTCATAGTGCCGCCCTCTTCTTGTTTGCTATCTCAATTTTTTCGGTTAATAAGTGCCATTTAGAGGCGAAAATAGGCGCTCCAATCTGTCGCCTGTCTTTATCTATACAATCCACCGGGTAAGCCTTAAACAGCTTATGATCGTACAGATTTGCCTCTAAAACGGACCAAACTACACCCTCTTGCGCCTCTGTGTAACTGCAATAGAAAAAACTGTTATATGTGGCCATTAGTCTTCTACTCCTATAGCCCGCTCTATGTCGTCCGAATAATAATTTTCTGCCTGTTCCCGTAGCAGTTTCCCTAGCTCCGCGTCGAGAAGTCCGCCAGCACAAAGACAAATAGCGATGCTTTCAGCCTTTATGCCATCTATTAAGGCCATGGCCTCCCGAGCAACACCCCTAGCCTGTTCGTCCATCCGCAACATATTGGTGTTGAAGTCGTAACGAATACCGTCTGGGCCGATAGCCTCCCAAACACAGTCGGCGTCCTGTAGGATAACCCTTAAATGTCCTCTAAACTCTCCATCCTTTTCCATATCGTTCCCCTTGGTTTGTGTTTAATAGAGAGCCCACTATAAACTAATTATAAAAAAGCACATTACAAAATAATGACTAAATTTACAGTTTTGGTCTTCATTTATGTCTGGAATCCTGCGAGCAATAGGGTTAATCTGGGCCCGTTAAATTAAAAATCAGCAAAAAAAGGGGAATGTTATGAGTAGTAAAGCAGCTCTTTGGTGTTCTGATAATTCGGAACCAGCACCAAAAGAAAGTATGGCTCAGACTGCCATCCGAAAAGCAACATATAGGGCGGCGTCAGATATGCGCGAGGACGGCCCCAGAAACCCATTTGCCTTTGATACGGCGGAATACTGGGCCTATGCTAATGAAGTAAACAGAGCCTTTACAGAAGACTTGAGGCGGGCTATATGATAACCAGCGCGACACTATCGGAAATAACCTCCGCCCTCCTTGCTGCTCAAAAAGAGCTAGGCGGCGTTAAAAAGGGCTCATCTAATCCGTTTTTTAAGTCAACCTATGCCAACTTTAATGCTGTCCTAGCCGAGGTAAAGCCGGTCTACAGCCGACACGGGCTAGTTATAATCCAGTCTCCAGTCTCAGATGGCAGCATGGTTGGTGTAACTACTCGGGTGCTGCACGAGTCTGGCGAGTGGATAGAAGGGACGATCACTTTGCCGTTAGCAAAGAGTGACCCACAATCTGCTGGGAGCGCTATAACGTACGCTAAACGGTACGCTCTGCAATCTATGGCCTTACTCCCTAGCCTAGACGACGACGCAGAGCAATCGATGTTTAGGGAGCCGGAGTCTGTAGATGTTAGACAAGTGGAAGAAATAACCAATCTTGCGGCGCTCGCTGGCGTTGAGGTTTCGGCCATTTGCTCCGGTTATAAAGTTATGGCGTTAGCCGATCTGCCCAACACGGCATACTCCGGCATTGTTAAAACCTTAAAAGAGAGAGCATCATTATGAGCCTTTCTCTGTACGAGATGACCAACGATATAAAAATACTAGCGCGCCTTGTTGAGTCTAGCGACGAGATAACGCCGGAGGTACTAGCTGACACTATGGAAGGCATGAGAGCTGAGTTTAGCGAAAAAATTAACTCAGTCTTAGTGGTGCGTCAGAATTATGTCAGAGAGGCGGAGATGATGGACCGCGAAATAGACAGGTTATCCTTATTGGCTGAAAGGGCCACCAAAAAGGCTACGCAATTAAAGCAATACGTTTTTGACTCAATGCAAGGCGCAAAAGTAGATAAGGTTAATTGTGCCCTGTTTAAAGTAACACTCCGAAAAGCATCAAAGAGACTGGGCGCAATAAACGAGGACTTAATTCCTCCTCAATATTGGAGAATTATTCCAGAGACGAGGGCGGTTGATAAAAAAGCATTATTGGAAGCCGCTAAAGAGAACCCGATCAAAGGCGTTGACGTTATAGATGGCGTCCGTTCATTAACAATTAAATAAGGTATTTATTATGAGCAAAGTAGGCGTAACACTTAAAATTAACGTAAAAGAGATCGATAAAGCTAGGTTATTTAATGGCCAGAAAGGTATCTATTTAGACGCAACCGTTTTTATCGATTTAGATCAATTAGACCAATATGGTAATAGCGGAATGATTACCCAAGACGTTAGCAAGGAAGAGAGAGACCAAGGCGTAAGAGGTAATATTCTCGGCAACGCTCAAGTATTTTGGAAGGACTCTGGCCAGCCCCCACAAAAACAATCGCAGACGGAGCCAGCTAACACCGGGCGCGCCTCAGACTATGATGAAGACGTGCCATTCTGACAAGAGCTAACGATATAGAAGGGGGTGCGGTATGAGGCCCCCATATACTCCGAGAGGGCCAAGAGCATATATTAAATCGCAGCTTCTGCTGCCAAGCTATAGAATGTGGCTGCGTTGACTAGGTTGTCCACTTCGGCAGAAATCCAGTTAGCCGA